CGGCATGCAGGCGTCCCCTGCATGTCGTATTTAGTTGTAACTGTAATTTATTATGAGTATTACTCTCTTTTGGCCTAATGGCCTGTATATTGAGCGTAAATCGCTCTTATATGGTACATTAATCTATTGTTCCGCGTTTAATTACGCTGTTCATGATAATAACATTTCCATTTTACTTTTATACTTCTATGCTGAATAAACAGCTATATCAAATAACAAACACTTTAACCCTTTTCAATATTTTATCAAAAATAATAAAAATTGTCCTTTGTTTACTACTGATCATATTTTTTACTTTCCTCGTAAGGAAACAAAAAACTAAGAACTATTTCCCTAATTGAGGGAGCTATATTAAAGACGGTAGAACCGATATTAGTATAGTAAAGCGCCTTTGAACAATATTTAGCGCTATACAAATGAAAAATTCAGTTTCTGGTAATAGACTTAAAATTACCCTATGCCCACCTCCGAGGCTATGATAACTTAAATGTTTATTGTAACTTGGTTGCTTTTCTAGCCTATTTGGCCGGGATTCCGTAACCTTTTACATATTAGTCTGGAGGGAATAGTCCCTTGCGTGCAAGGCTCACTTGAAAGTAGATAGATCGTATGTCTCCTACTTAGTGACTTGCCCAAATGGATATCCTCAGGTGGAGGAGATTCCAGTAGTACCGCGCATGGGCCGACATTGAACAGAACTTTGGTGGCTTAATTAGCTAACACTGTTTTGTTCTCTGTCTTGGGCTGTAATTAAATCAATATGAATTTAGATTATAGCACGAGCCACGAGAATGAAACCTTTAAGAATACTTCCCCAGAAAACTACGAAAATACTTATGACTACAATCCGACCAGCCACACCAATTCTTTTTCCGATGAACCAGACGATCCTCAATTTAATTTGATCAATCTTCTTACTCGTCTCTTCCTTAAGGATGAGTCGAAATTCAAACGATTTAGAAGGTGTTTAAACCTTAAGAACGATGTTAATCCTTTCCCCATGTCTGCAAAAATACAGCAGTTCATGCATATTTATGAGAGGATGCTTTGTTTTAAAACTATACTAGAAGACTGCAAATCCTTTGATGGAATAGCAGCTTGTGTAGTTTTATTTCTTAAGGATTACTTCCCTGCGTCTATTGTATTAACAATCATGAAGAAGTTTCATGAAATGTTTAATGTCATTGCCAGTTTGAGAACTTTTGATAATCAAGCTGACACCCCAGATACCGAACCAAGACGCAAAAGAGCGTTCCAATTGGCTCGGGATCTATTTTCCCAATCTAAAGCGTTTCGCAAGAGCCCTATAGCCGAGAAAGTTATGGAATTTATTTCCTATCTTATCGCTGTTGGCTTTTGTGGAAAGGATAACTCATTAGAGTTTTCCGTTCAAGGTATGACTATGTTTCAAATAGAAGCAAAGAAACAACCTTTTATCGCTTTAGATTTCGCTGAACATGTTTTCGAAATCCTTACTTTCTTTATAGAAAAAGGATTTGAATGCTTTGACAGCAAATCGCTCAATCCATTGCTTTTCTCCGATACTGCTGCTCTCAAATATGAGAAAGAGTATGCGGTCTTAATGTCCGCGCTTCCACTTTTAGAAGTTGGTTGCCTTGAAAAACTATCAATGAATGAGCATGATTTTGATTTAAGATTAAATGCGCTTATCGATCTCACTCAACAAATGATTAATGAGTGTGGAGATAAGTTTGTCCGTAACGTTATCAATGCCAAATATGTGCAATTGATTAAATTGAGGGGCAAGTTGGTTATGTGCCAACACGCATGTGGTTTACGCATTCGTCCGTATTCCGTCTTATTTTATGGTAAATCAGGTGTGGGTAAGTCTATGTTGACTACCACCGTGATTTCCTATTTACGAAAAATTAACAAGCTTCCCGGAGGATTAGAAAAAGTCGTCACGCTAAATGCGTGTGACAAATTTCAGTCCGAATTTCGCACTTGCCATGATACCGTTATTTTAGACGATATTGCAAATGGAACGCCAGCTACTACAGATGGTAATCCTACTACTTTGCTTATTGACTATATTAACAACATTGCTAAATGTGCTTTAAGTCCTGAAGCTGGGAATAAAGGTAAAATACAGATCCGCCCAAAATTTGTAATTGGTACTACCAATATCAAACATATGGATGCGGCAGTTTACTCTAGTGAACCTTTGTCTGTAGCTCGTCGTTTCGACAAGACTGTTACAGTCACTGTGAAACCTGAGTATTGTTTACCCAATTCCCACATGGTCGATCCTACTAAAGTACCACTCGACGCGCTAATTACCGATATTTGGTCTTTATGCGTTGAACGTGTGGTCCCTATTCCTTCGGGAGCAGCTAACGGGAAAGACTCAATTGGGTACGAGATAATCGAATCCAAAGATGGTGTTGATTATTCACAATGTTCCTTATATGAATTTCTCGCTCTTATTGGAGCTGAATCGAAAGATCATTTTTTAAGGCAAGAAAAATTAGTTAAGAGCAATTCCAACATTTTTGATGAGGAGTTGTGTGAGCATAACACTTTTAAGTGTTTGTGCCCTACTTGTAAATTTCTTCCTAAAACTATGGAAAATCAAGTTGGAACTTATGGGCCAGACGGTGAAATTCCGTATATAAATCCCATGGATGCCTTCTGGGCAGACTGTCGTGCAAATCACAACAATATTATACAAGCGTGCATTATTTTGTACTCGCGTAGAATTCGTTGGAATCGATGGTTTTCTTGGATCCCCACCGAATCTACCAAAGGAACTATATTTGAGAATTGTATTTTTACGCTCATTTATCGTTTTATGGGTCTCAACCCATGTTATTGGTTCTTTGCTGCCTCATTTGGCCTCATGAACCTCTTTGGATATTTTTGGCTCTCAGTACCTATGTTTTGGTTCAATGCGTTTTCTCATGCGCTCGGCTTTGCCGTGTACGAGAAGTATCGCATGCAACTAATAATGAAGATTCTTGAGAAAGGCCATAATTCCATTTCATTGGCGCTCACTCGCTTTAGGAGGAAGCGCTCCCAACATTTGTTTGTTATAGGGGGTGCGGTAGCTGCTTGTTATGGATTTTATAAAATTTACAAAAAGTTCCACCCCACTAAAATTGAGGAAGAGGATAAGGCTGATCAGTCTCTATTAGAGAAGATTCGTGTTTTTCCAAAACCTGAATTTAACCCTTGGGCTTCTGCGAAAGTAGAGCCTGTAATTGTATCAGCGAAGAGTAAAAGTATTAGCTTTTTAGAGTTATCCTCCTTAGTTATCAAAAACCAAATGCATATGAAAATTGCTATTGGTGATGGTACTATGGCGGTCTGTAATGCTTTCTTTGTTAATTCTAACTATGCAATTATTCCAAATCACGTTGTTCGTGATGAGGAGAAGGTTGTCACTTTCACTCGAAGTGACCCTGCAAATATTGGTCCTAACTTCGTTTCTTACGTGGGAAGGAGCAATACCATTAATATTGTTGGTACTGATTTGGCTGTTATTTACCTCCCACAAGGGGGTTCGAACAAATGCCTTACTCAGTATTTTCCTGAAAATGCTCCCGATTTAGTTATTGGTGAGTTGATTTACAAGGATGCACAAGCCAATGTTAAGCAGTTTAGATCTCGTTGTCTTTTTATGAAAGATTTGCGAAATCAATCCGCGCAATTTCCAGGCCATTCATACTCCTTAGAAGAGAATACTTTTAATGGATTATGTTGCGCCACATGGGTAGCCAATACCGCCAATCCTTATATTTTTGGATTTCATTTAGGCGGTTTTGCTAATAGTCCCATTGGTTGTTCCGGATTTATCTCTCGAAATTCAATTATTGAATATGTCGATAGATTGAGTGAACAAATGAATATTAGAAAATCTGTATCTTCCGGAGTCTTTATGACTCAGACTTATGGCATCGATTTTACCCCTATTGGGGAGATTGATGAGAAAAGTCCTGTTAATTTCCTGAAAGAGAACTCTACTATTAAATGCTTCGGCAAACACCCCATCGGGGGGGTTAGGCCTAAAAGTGATGTAGTGAGTACTATGATTTCGGATACTGTAACCGAAGTTATGGGTCAACCTAATATTTGGGGAAGTCCTAGTTTTACTAGACAACCCCGTTGGCAACCATGGCAAATGTACCTCGAAGGAGCGGCTCTACAAAAAATAGGCTTCCCCCCGAGTGTTACATTGTCTGCATACAAAGATTATTATGATGGAGTTCACAACTTCATAGATAAAAATCTACATGTACTGCAAAAAGTCTACGTGCTTAATGATATCGAAACCGTTTCCGGGATTGATGGATTTAAATTTGTAGATCGTATGAAAGCCAACACTTCCGTTGGTTGGCCTATAAATAAGCCAAAGAAGAATTTTATTATTGACCTTGAAGAAAAGGTCGAGAATATTGCTTTACCCCAGAATATTGATAATATGTTTTGGGAGGAAGCACGTCGCATGGAAGAATGTTATATCAACGATGAGCGTGCTTATCCTGTATTTCGTTCTGCTTTAAAAGACGAACCTTCTAAACTAACAAAATCGAAATCTCGTGTGTTCCAAGCTGCAAGCATTGCGCTGCAACTGATCCTGAGGAAGTATTTCCTTACGATCGCACACATAATTTCTAAAAATCCAGAAATATTTGAATGTGCTGTTGGCTTGAATTGTACTGGTCCCGAATGGGATGGTATAGTTCGCCACATGACTAAGTACGGTGAAGACCGTGTAGTTGCAGGAGATTTCAAAGCTTTCGATCAAAAGATGCCTGCCGAATTTGTTTTACTATCGTTTGAAATAATGATTAGTATTGCAGAAAGGGCTGGTTATGATGAAAGATCCCTTAAAATTATGAAGGGAGTTTCTAGTGATGTTGCATACCCAATGATTGAGATTAATGGTGAGTTCGTTGAACTGTTTGGATCTAACCCTTCGGGGCAAAATCTTACAGTTTATACAAACAGTATCGCCAATTCTCTATACCATAGGTGTGCATATTACACAATTTTCAAGGGCCGAAAAGTCCCACCCTTCCAAGAAGTTATGTCAATCATGACTTATGGAGATGATGTTAAGGGGTCAGTCAAAGAAGGATACGATGAGTTAAATCATACTTCCATCGCTGCTGCCCTTTCCACTGTTGGCATTGAATATACTATGGCTGATAAGACTTCCACGTCTGTCGCTTTTATTAACAATAAAGATGCTTGTTTCCTAAAACGTAATGTTGTTTGGAATACAGAAGCAAATTGCTGGTTTGGGGCTCTTGAAGAGGATTCAATTATGAAAAGTCTACACTCTGTTGTCAGGTCAAAAGCCTGTTCAAAAGTAGAAGTAGCAGTTCAAAATATTGATGGTGCCTTACGTGAATATTTTTTCCACGGTAAGGAAGTCTATGAAGATAGGCTAGAAAAATTAAAGGAAGTGGCGCGTAGAACAGATTTGACTACGTGTTGCACCGGTCTTCATTTAACTTATGAGGATCGTATGGCTGCCTGGAAAGAGCTATATCAACCCCCGGAACTATCCGTGGTATAAGTTTAAAATAGTTGTGTGTATATGGATACTCGTTGTATAAAATCGTATTGTATATTATTTCATAAAGCTTTGCATACATAGACATTCCCCTCGTGGAATACTCCTATTTAGGAGGGATCTCGTCAATCAAGAACAATACTAAGGAACTCAACTTTAATTCGAGTTGTGATTCCCTATATAAATAAATATGAATTAGTAATTTTAATCAAACTTATAAATATAAAGAACAGCGCAAAAGTTCTAAAAACCATGCGGCCCGAGGTGAGCCAGTCACCCCAGTTAAATTAAAACGAGAGATTCCTATTCCTAAAAGACCTTTACGGGCCGTGTTGGAATTCGATGATTGTGTTGAATATGATGATATTGCTAATCATTTTCCGAATTGCCATTATAAAGGTTGTGTCTGTAAAGACTACCTTTCTGGCACCGTGTTTGAACCTCCCATTTATGGGAATCAGGCTGGTATTGTTCCGGTTAATGCTAGTCAAATGATGAAGGGTCCGTCCTGTGAAGCTGAAGAAACTTTATGCTTCGAGAACGATGACACGTCACCTATCTATTCTGTAATGACGTCGACAGACGCGACCCGCAACTTGGTGTCCTATAAGGACGCAACTTTGGGCGCTTTTCTGAAGAGACCTGTTTTAATTTCTACTCAAATATGGAGTACATCAGGCGGTTTTACACTCGCTACCATAGACCCGTGGACATTGTTTTATACTAATGCTGCGGTCGCGCAAAAGATTAAGAATTTTTATCTGTTGCGTAGTAATTTGCACGTCAAGATTTTAATATCTGGCGGACCCTTTTACTTTGGTAGGCTTTTAGTGGATTACACACCTTTGTCTTCTTCGAGTAATATAGAGAATAATAGGAATTTACAACCCTTGGATGCAATTGCAGCCTCTCAGAGACCACATTTATATATTGACCCTTGTACTTCTTCCGCTGGAGCTATGGTTTTACCATTTTTATATCCTGCTGATTACATCACTGCTCTTACGGCTAACGCTGATTGGGCTAAGATGGGTACATTAACTATACGTGCTCTTTCTGCGCTTAAACACGCGAATGGAGCAGTTAGTGATTTGTCAGTATCTTTTTATGCATGGGCTGAAGATGTGGAGTTGTTAATCCCTACTTCTCAAAGTGAGTTAATTTATGAGAATCAATCTGCTGAATACGGCAAAGGAATTCTATCAAAACCCCTGACTGCTGCAGCTAATGTTGCTGGCAGAATGGGTGAGATTATTTCCTTTAGACCATACGCCCGCGCCACACAAATGGTGTTAACGGGCTTGAGTCAATGGGCTTCCCTTTTGGGATTTTCCCGTCCTCAAATTCTAGATGATTTACATCCGGTTCGAGCTTTTCACACCGGCCATATGGCTGTTGCTGATCGACCCGAGATGATTCAAAAACTAACTTTAGATAGTAAACAAGAACTGTCGATTGACCCGCGAATAGTGGGTTTAGGAGGAGCTGACGAGATGTCTTTTACTTCCATTGCTACCCGTGAGTCCTATTTAACTAAGTTCACATGGACTGTAGCCAATCCAACAAATACGTTATTGTTTACTTGCCCCGTTTCTCCTATATTAATGGATACTTCCGGGGTTGAGTTACACATGACACCAATGTGTTTCCTCAGTGAAGCTTTTCAATTTTGGCGCGGTACTATTAATTTCCGTTTTATTATTGTTGCTTCTGCCCAACATAAAGGGAAATTACGAATTTCGTTTGATCCCTTGCAGCAGACTGTTTCCCCAGTTAACGTTAATTACAATCGTGTTATCGACATTGCAACTACTAAGGATTTTACTATACCTTTTAGTTGGTGCCAAGATACAGCATTTAAATTAACCGACACTACGTATTCCGCGCGACATTCAACAACACCTATTGGTGCAAATGAAGCGTTTTGGAATGGAATTATGTCTGTATATGTAGCCAATGAATTGGGTGTTCCCAATAGTGTGGTTAATAATGACATAGAACTCATAGTTTGTGTGTCAGCTGGTGACGATTTTGAACTCGCCAGTCCCTGGAGTACGCAGGTAAACACCTTATCTGTTTTTACAAATCAGGCAGGAGTTATTGACCCCAGTGCTACAGCACAGGGTGACGACTGTATGCCAATTGGCACCAACGTTTTATCTCCTATTGGAGAAAGTGTTGCCATTGGCTCTTTGTACGATGTTTTCTTCGGTGAAAAAGTGTCAAGTTTGCGTTATTTATTTAAGCGCTATAATACTTTTAATACATTTTATCCACCGTTGGCGGCTCGTGCTAACGCCACACATTATGATTGGACCGTGTTCTTCCCTTCTTTTCCCTTGCCTTATGGCTATGACCCTAGTGGTTTTTACACCACCACGGGACCCCTGGCGAAGAAGTTTAACACCAACACGCAAACTTTTATGGCGTATTTTGCTCCGGCTTATTTAATGAGACGCGGAGGAAATCGCTGGAAAGCTATTGCTAATGGAGCTGGGGACAATTACCGAAGCAACTTAGTTATAAAGAGACAAACTCTCAAATTAGTTGTAGGTACAAACAGAATGTCCAATTTGGCTCTTGCCTCACCCCCACCTTTAACAAGTGTTGATGCATCTATGTCAGTCTATGCCAACGCCGCCTTAAATTTTGGTGGTGAAGGTGTAGCAGCTGATATATGCGACATGGGTATAGAGGTTGAATCTCCATTTTATTCAAATACACGCTTTCGCAGGTGTAGAGCATTCGATGCTATTGCAGTCGATGTTCAGAATTTAATAAATATTCATTTGCCTTATTTTTATAGTACGACCGCACAAGTGCCATCAATTAATACTTATTGTGGCGCAGCAGAAGATTTGACTTATCATTTCTTTCTATCTGTGCCTGTGATGTATAATTACACATTGTCGACTATTATTTAAATTGCGTTGCGTCCGTACGCTAAAACTGGACGAACTATCATGAGAGTTTACTTATGAAACTATATTTGCGTTATGTCTGTACGCTAAAACAAGACAGCTAATTGGGGAGTATCCCCTTTAATTGTAAGTGATTCGCACTTTCTGGTATTGCAACTTTCCCATGAATTAAGTTGAAATCCATCCTGTGACCGGATGGTGGCGGCCCCTATTGAGGGGTCCCGAAGTATGTTCAACACGAACTGCGTCTTAAAATATGTACCTTTTGGGTTTTAAGCACGCTTTCGCGTGTGGAATTTACCAAAGGGTTACATGTTTCAAAGACGGAACTTCAAAGCGTTCTCAACTAGTCTACCCCAATTGTGGGATTTTTCGACTTTTTAGAGATCATTTTGGGTCGCTTTCGCAAAAAAAAAAAAAAAAAAAAAAAAAGGACCCGTGGGGACGTGTTGGGTT